AGGGTAACAAAGACGGGAATCAAGGCCATCCCGATGGTCTCTTTGGCCTCTTCCATTTGTACCGTAAGCAGTTTCATCTTGCCTTCGGTCGTCTCCATAGCCTTATCGGCCTGACCGCCGAACGTAGCGGAGAGATTCTGAACGACTTCGTCAAAGGAGAGTGCTTTGCCTTCAGCGTCTTTCGTCTGAATACCGAGACGCGAAAGTGCGCCCGTATTACCGTCGTGTGCTCGAGCGAGCGCAAGCGAGACAGCCTCAAGGTCGCGTCCTGTACCGACGCTGATATCGATCGCAAGGCCTAGAAGGTCTTGGGCTTCTGTCGAGTCTTCTGTCGCACGAACAAGGTTGCCTAAGGCCGGACGTAGTTTGTCGTCAAGAACACCTGTCGCCGTCTGCGTCTTAGAGATAAACCGCTCAACCTGTTCAACCTGATCGGCGGTAGCCCCGGTGCTGTTCTCTAATTGTGTCTGTAGTTTTCGTTGTGCGCTCTCATCTTCAGCCGCCGCCGTAACGAACGCTCGCGAGAAGTTAATGATGGCTCCCGTTGCGAGGGAACCACCTACCGCTTTGCCGAATCGACTAAAGGCGGTTTCTGCGTCGTTAATGCCTTTCGGGTTGAACTCGGCAAATATTTTCGCAACGATAGACATAGTCAGCCAATCATTTTCTGTACACGATTCTCAGCGATTCTGAGCGCATCGATAACGGAGCTCACGACTTCAGGCTGATGTTTCTCTACGGACATCCAAATCGTTCGCGACGGTTTACGACCGTTTGCCGCAAGCGTCAGGTTGCTCATAAACGTTGCGGCCTGAATAGTCCCGTTACCGTTCGGGTTGTTTCGGCCTGCGATATCGAAGATTGCGCCGGAAGCATCTGTCTGAACGACGCGAAGCAACCGCCATTGTGTTGCCTTGACGTTCGCTCGACCGCCGAACTGAATCTTGATGCCCCTCTTGGCTTGCGTTTTGTCGTAAGCAGGCCAACCTTTGCCTCCTCGAACACGACCACGTTTCGCTGGTACGTTGCGCCAGTTGCGCATAATCTCGTCGGGCAGAGCGGATTCTGCGGTTGTCTTGATCGGTTTAGCCGCCGCCTTGACTGTGCGTAGCGTGGTCTTCCGCAACTCGGGATCCAGTTTCCGTAGTGACCGGAGAGTTTCGCGAACACCGCTGACAGTTACAGTCAGGTCGTTCATCTTATCTCCTTCGTCGCTGTGCGGCCTTCTTTGCGGCATCCGCTCTCTTCTTCAGAATACTGATTATGGCAAGCAGAATCTCTGAAGGAGTGTCAAGCAGATCGTTCGGTGCGATCCCTGTCTCAACACTTACGGTTGCGATCAACTCGATGACGGTGTCATCGAACTGTCTAAAGGGGCGGCATCTCCGTCGAACACGAACTGGACTTTGATGACCTGATCTAGCCAAGTATCAAACGGCTTGACGACCTTGCCGGAGAGTCGCGTCTGTTCCCAGCCGAGCCAGTAGAGATGTTCCATCTTCTGCTGATCTGCGAAGGCCTTAGTGATGCCGGTCTTGAACTGTCGCTCGAAATTGATTGCTCCTCGAGCGGTCACAGGAATCGTGTAGGTCTCTTCAGGTGTTTCGATCTTGAGTGATACACCAATCATTTGTTTGCCCTCTTCTGTTGGTTATGCGGTGGTATCGCGAGTGATCGCACCGGAGATAGGCCAAGTTACCGAGGCGGTCGCGAGATCGCCGACAGCACCATTGACGGGTTGCCACGACGTGATGAGAACGTCGAACTGGTACTCGGGGTTGGTAGCCGACACAGCCCCGTTCGTCGGCTTGACGGTGACGGGGATAACGGTGCCGATCAGGCCGTCGATCGTGGCCTCAACGCTCGAGGCGGCGAAGTCCTGATGGAAGTCGAACGACACCGAATGATCACCGAGTCCGGCGACACGGGTGCGAGCCGTCTGACCGAAGGCGGTCGTCTCGACTTCGTCGTAGTTTTCGTCAATCGTGACCGACGCGATGTGATCAGTCAGATCCACCGCATTGATCGTGATCACCGGTGACAGCAACACTTGCTTCGCCATTGTTCTTCTTCTCCTTGCTGGGTTTTGCTACCGCGAGATGCCCTGATGTTACCAAGGCCTCGATGTTGATGTTGGGAAGGTCGGCCTCAGAGATCGTTTCACCGGGGTTGCGTCCGGCAATCTTTGCGCTACCGACAATTACGAATTTACGCATACACAATCACCTCTGTTTGGACTGCGAAGTAAGACGCATCCGCTAGGGCAACTGTAACGAATTGGGATGCGGTTGTCATCTTGACCGCCTGAACGACCCCACCTAACGTCTGATCGGTTTCGATAGCGGCACGAATCGAGGAGGCCCCGTCGGTCGCTATGTACGGGTCAAGGTTCGCGAGGGCCAGCCGGTCAGTTACACGGGAGACGATAACGGTCACCGTAAACGTCATTTGGGTTAGACCGTTGGCGAACGCCCGATGATACTCGACACTATTCGGTTCGATAACGGCGACTGGAGGGTTGATCGCGTCCGTAGGGTGCGCTACGACTCGTAGCCCTGAGATAGTCCCGATAGCGGTGCCGAGGGCTGTAGCGGCCTGTGAGAGGGTTGCTGTCATCTTAGGCAACCGCGATTCGGATGAACGGTTGGAGCAATGCCTGTGCGTCCGAATCGACCCCACGAACCATTACGGCTCCCATATCTCCGAATCCGGCGACCCCTAGCGGTGCGTCAGGCCTCTTGTAGAGACGAATAGAGAGGAGCGTACAGGCCTCTTTGATTGGGTCGGGAATCGCAGGGAATCCGAATGTGCCTTGTACGCGAACACGAGTGTCCTGTACCCATTCGGAGTCTTGTGCGTACAGGAAGTTGTACGGGAGACCGAAGGCCGGTGCTTCCGTAGGCTCGAGCCGGAAGTCGGTATTGAGTTCCCACGTTCCGCTGAATGAGTTGTCGTTGTTGTCGTCTGACGTTACGACTAGACCGTTTGCGGTGGCTAGATCAACGATGCGAATCCGATACGGGTTCTGACAGACGAAGTCGTAGGTTCCCGATACCTGATAGAAGAATCGGCCTGTTTTCGAGTCGATCCATCGCGACGCTCGCTGAATAGCAGACTCGAGCCGAGTGTCATCAACAGAGTCGTTGATTCGTAGGGCTGATTTGACTTCGGCGAGAGTTGCGTACCCGTTCGTGATCGGCACGGCTTAGGCCTTCTTGCGTGGTTTCTTTACCGTCGCTGTCTCTTCGCGAGGGTCGGCGGCGGCAGTTTCATCAACACCGAAGCCGAGGAGGCGCAGTTGTTCTTCGACTTGCTTGACGCGAGCAGGCAGGTTCCGCTTCAGATAGTTCGCTCGCTCGGCGATAAGTGAGATCACGGACGGCATTGTTGCTCCTTTGGTTAGGCCTCGGAGGGATACTGGAGGGTGATCCCTCCGAGGCCTAGATGTTCAGGTCAGAACGACGGAGCGGCGAGGCCGGTTCCGGTGATCATCGAGTGACCGACCGCACCGTACCGCTCTGCGGTGTATGCCGCATAGCCGTAGACCACGATCAGCACACCGAGACTTGCGGCGTTCGGCTGTTCGAAGTTGAGCATCATCGGGTGACCGGGTGCCTCCCACAGGTGGGATTCCATTCCGTTCACGCAGTAAATGACATCCTCGTTGGTGCCGGAGCCGAGCGTCAGCTGGACGTTGCCGTCCGTGATGATCGGGAGGCCCATCAGCGAGTAGCCGCTGTTCGCGTAGCGCACCGCACCGTCGCCCGTCGAGAGGGCATTCATCGGACCGTTCGCAGTCGGGACGACCAACGGACGGTTCTGCCCATCGAGCGACGACAGGAACCAAGCCAAACGGCGAGGAGCCATCACCCAGTGCGTGGGCTGTTGGAAGGTTGCGGCCTGAACACGCTGAATCGCGTCAGCCAACTTGGGGTACAACTCGGCGACGGTCGGGGACGCATCGGTGTAGGTGATCTCGTTGGCTCCACCGTCGAGGGTGGTGTAGATGCCCTTGGCCTGACCGGACGAGCCGGAGCCGAGGATCGCCTGCGAGTCGAGGCTGGTGTGCCACGCACGGACGAGGTCTCCCATAACGATCTGCTCGATGTTCGTGCCACGCTCGAGCGACTGACGCGAAACGGTCTGCTGACCGGCGACGGTGATGACGGGGA